ACTTGTTGTAAAGTATTTGAAATTCTGCAGGCTTCCTGTGCAAGCGGCACGTGGAATTGAACCACTAAGGACATGCTTGTTTAATGCATGGAACGGGGGCCTCCCGTTAAGCTTGTTGGGGCTCCTTCCCTGATGGAGCCCAACCACATCACGTTGCAGCGTGAAATGGCGGGTTTTGTAATAACATGCTGGTAGGTATAACTTTCCAGCATGGACGGCTTGTTTAAGCCATCTGTGAGAATGACTGCACGCCCCTCGTCTTAGCACCTGGGGCACCAAAATTCGGGGTGGCTTTCTTCTGGCCACCCGCGCCATTGCGGCCGCGGGCGGCTTTCTGAAGCTTCTGAGCAGCAGTGTTACGCGCATTTGCGCGCGTAGCTGCTGACAATGCGGCTTCACCCATCATGCCAACAGTTTTCGCAGTGTTGATATGACCAAGTGAAGTAAGAATGGCCTGTGCAGCGCCGACCAAAGGGAATGCCTTCGGGATGACTCGGCGTGCGACGTTTGAAATCATCTGGAACCACTTGCCGGCGTCGTTGTACCCTTGGGGCACGCCCGGCGGCAAGTGTTGGCAGATGAGGTTGTAGAGGACCATTGCTGCCGGGTCGTACGCTGCGCTAGGGCTGGCGAGGGCCAGGAAAGTTGGCTTGTTCGCAGCAGGCAGTCGTTCGATCCCGACGCGCCAGGTGACGAAAAGGGTGGTTTCAGGAGACAGACCCGTGAAATACGCGCCGGTGGTGTTCATGCGCGAAAAGTGTGTTGCGGGTGTGTGCTCATAATTCGAATTGTCGATTCCGAATGATGCAAAGCTGCCCTGAGTGTGGCCGATCGTTCCTTGGCCGTAGCCGGAAGTGGGACCGGCTGTGAGGTTGTTCTGGTTGATAATGTAATTGCGCTGAGTCGCAGCCTGGAACGGATTCTCGGTCTGGAACTTAGAAACGCAATAGGCGCCTTCCTGCGCTGCCCAGGTGTGTGCTCCGGGCATAATTTTGGCTTCCGCAATGTTGTTTGGCGGGGAGCGAAAATAATTTACAGGGTAAGATCTCTCTTCGCTGAAGTCACCGCTGCGAGCAGTTGCCATCTCGTAAGATTGGCCGTACTCGTAGACGGTGCATGCACCCTGCTTAGAGATCTGCGCGGTGGTATTGACCACTTCAAACCCAGAATACACTAGCCGGTAAACACCGAGATCCGTTTCATCGTAATCAAGGTATTTGTCGAGGTTAATGTTCTGGAGGTGGTAACCGCCGGTGTCGACGGTGGGGCAATGTTGAGGGGTGTAGGTCTTGTCAGATTCCGGGCCGAGACCGCTGCCAGCAGGCACGGAATTGATGAGTAATCCGTCCATCCTGGCGGTTTCCTGAAGACCTTCGCCAGCGCCAAGGGAGTATACGCCGGCGCCAATTTCTGGAGGCACAGTGGTGCCCTGCGGGGAGGAGCGTGCAATGCGGTTGTAACCATCCACGCCACCTACGCCAGTCCCGTTGGGCTTAGCCCAATCAATTGGGGATGTCACAATGTGGCAATCCCAATTGGTACCGGGGGCGAGAGTGGTGGGAGCGGAAATCTCGATAGCCTGGCGCACCTTAACTACCACCGTTGGTTCGGTGGACAGGTCAGGGTAACCTTTGAGGTTGTCGAGCTGCAAATCATGAAAAGGGTCAACGGCTAATTTGACCCAATCGCAGGCTTCTGGAGTTATCTGGCGGGATTCGCACAGTCCGTGCATGGGGTCTTTTCCACGCGCGAGACGAACGATGTCCGTCGCCGACATACTAGCGTAATCCGCCATTTAAGTATATTTATGTTTATGTTTATGTTTATGAAAGCTATAATTCAACAAAGACGTTGTCCTGTGTCAAATTTTGAGCCGGCAAGCTCTTACACCTATAGTTTGATTCCGAGTTGCAAACTCGTCACAATTTTCCACCGGGAAGTGGGGTGAACTAGGAACTGCTGGCGGCAGGCCTAGAGGCTGGGAACCTCAAGGCGTGCTGCGTAGGAGCAGTCAGGCTGACCTGGGCGTGTTGGCCTATGTGATGCCGTACGTAGGATGTTAGATGGATCCTCCTTGGCTTCGCCTACACGCGGTAGCTGTAGCTCTTCGAGCTCGCTCCAGGTTTGCGCCTTCTCTATTTCGTTGACGTAGGCTTCAAGCTCGGTGCCGGTAAAGCCAAACTCTTTGCGTACTGCGTCAAACATCTCCGCCGATGCGCCTTCGTCCCACGGAAATGGGCCGTTCGCTACGCGATAATACATGTCGCGATCGGTGACGTACAAACGCTCCATCTCGGTCTGAGCCTCGCATGAATAGGGTTGAAGGTCAATCTTGTTGATCCTTGCAACTGCACGGAGGTATGAACCGACAATGGGCGTTCGTAAGTCAGTAGTAGCGTACCCCCTCAACTTGGCAGTGAATTTGTCTTCGTTGTCAGTGCGTGAGATGGACAACTTGTTGAGAGCTTTGCGCACCAAGCAATATGATGCTAAGCTTCCTTTCGGATTGGGGTATACTCGGCTGAGGTACTCAATGGGCTGGTCTAACCCAATGAATTCTACGTCAACCTGCATGCCATAAACCTCTGTCATATATTCGCAGGCTATATTCCATGCTATGTCAGAAATTCTGGGGATGCTGGGGGCGGCGCCGTCGTCCCCGTAGCAGGGTCCGATGTGTCGGTAAAAGTAGACGCGCGCCTGCTCGCCTGGCTGGGCACCGTTGCCAGTGTTGCCAAGCTTAATCTTGTTCATGGCTTTCTCAATGCCCGAGGACGTGGTCTTCAATAAATTGAGATCAACTGTCCCGGGGTTGGCCGCAACGAGAGCAGCATAACACGTAGTTATGTACTCGCGCGCGGCAGCCACGATCGTGTTCAACTGGGTAGTGATTCCCGACCCACTGCTGTTCTTCCAGAGTGAGTCGTAAAACTTCTTACCAATCTTAACGTCCATGCAAAATAGGGCGTCGTATATTGCCAGTGCTAATTCCACGTCCTCAAGAGTGATGTAGCGTTTAAT